AGCAGGTGTAGAAGATTTAAGTGAATTTGAAACACCTAGATCATTTGACCCTGACACTATTAGATTAGTTAGAGATATGTTAGAGGATGCTGATATATACCATAATGATCTTGTTGGGGGATACGATGAAGTTTCTTCATATTTAGACAAAAGAACAGGTGGAACAATTATTAAATTTCCCCATTTTAATGGTCCTCAAGGTAGAGGAGCAATGTTTGGAAAAGAAACGGTAGACCAAATTGATGCTTCAAAAGCAAAAGCAAAAGCAGCAGCACTTAAAACACATTCTAAATTTAAAACATACATAGAAGATTACGAAATATCAGACAAATCTCCAGCAGGAGTTTATGGCAATATTTACTTGTGGGTAATGTTTAATGATTTAGCAAAAGATTTTTCTGCACCAAAAGGAGGAACACAATCATCTCAATTTGAAGAAATAGAAGAAGCACCTATGTTCAGAACAGGTATTAAACAAGATATGGCCCCAAAAGAAATGGCAGGAAGAATTAAAAGTGTATTTGATAAAATAAATGGAGCTCAAGATCCAGTACAAACACCTGAATGGCACAAAAATAGATTTAAAAATAAATATGGGATTTCATTCCCTGAAACCTTAAAAGGTATAAATAAAGATCAAGCATTAGCAATGAATAAATACGCAAACGACATGAAAATAAGAGAAGCAGATTTAAAAAACCCTAAAAAGGCTGACTTAAATAAAGATGGCAAATTATCTAGTTATGAAAAAACTAGAGGATCTGCTATAGAAAAAAATATGAAAGAAGATATTAGTGATGATATCTCAAAAGCTGAGGACGAAGTAGCAACAGCTACACAAGCAAAAGCTGATGCTGAATCAAAAGTAGCAGATGCAAGAAAGAAAAAAGCAGACGCTGAAAAAGGAGCCTTAGAAGAAATGGATGATGAAGGTAGAATGGCAAAATCACAAATGTATAAAATGAAAACATATGTAGATAAATTATCTATGATGTTAGATGATGGAGCACAATTACCAGCCTGGGTACAAGCTAAACTAACTAAAGCATCTAGTATGATGTCTGCAGTATTCCATTATTTAGATTATGAAGCAGTAAGAGGTCAAGATAGTTTAATGGAACATGTAGACAAATATAAAAAAAGAGCTATACTTATGGAAGGTGCTATGAAAAAATTCTTTGAAATGTTCGACGAAGGAATGACAGATGAAGAAGTTATTATGGATTATGCTCAAAAAGGAACACAAGTTCCAGAAACATTTGTTAGTAAAGCAAGAAAACAATATGAAGGTTTAAAAAAGATGAAATTAGAATTAGAAATGAGTGAAAAAGAATATAAAAATTCAGCAACTCAAATGGTTAATAATCCTAATTCTGCTGAAGAAGGAATGGAAATGGAAGAAAAACAATTATCATCTGGTTTAACTAATGAAGAACTTGATCCAGTAGGAAAAGAAGATGATGATGTTAATAATGATGGTAAAGTAGATAAAACAGACAAATATCTTAAAAATAAAAGGGCAAAAACATCAAAAGCAATTAATAAACAAAAGAAAAAATAAAAATTATGTCAGATTACAATGTAGGAGCAATATTAATGACAGGTAGTAAACACACAGATTCAAGTGGTAGATACTCTGGAAGTTTTTCAAAAATACTTGTCCTAAATTTATCAGGATCTAGTATTGATAGCAACCAACAAGCTATATTTGAAAGAATAGAATTTGGTTTACATGCCGTAGGAGGAACATCTACTATTTATAATGTAGTAGGATCAACAACAAGTCCTATAGCTATAAATGCAGGAACTTATTTAGAAGGACCTATTGCTCAATTAAAACTAGCTTCAGGAAGTTGTCTAGCTTATAAAAACCAATAATGAAACAGCTTAGAGAACAAATAAAAAAAGAGATTAAAAAATTATCTGAGGAATTAGGTATGAGAAAATATCCTCTACCTGCTGAAATTAGAAGATCTTTAGAAAGAGATCTTAAAATGAGACCTCTTATAAGATATGTTGCAAATGTAAAAGCAGCAAATACAATACCTCCATCATATATGATATTTTTACATAATGGACAATCTTTCGCTTTATACATTGAACAAACATCCATTGTAGCTAAAATAGGATCTAAATCTTACTATTTAATGAATGGAGATGAAACATCAGAAGCAATAAAAGAATTAAATAGATTATTAACCCAACCTATCCCTAGTAGTGGAGAGGAAGACAGTGGTGAAACAACAGGAGATACAGGAGGAGCAGCAGACACAGGAGGAGGAGCTGATACTGAAATGGAACCTGAAGAACCAGCAGACGAAGAACCAACAGCATAATGGATTATAAAGAGGCATTTAAAGCACTGTATGAGGACGCTAAAGAAAAATATGATATTCAACAAGCGCCTAAACTTATCTTACGTAAAGACAAAGAAAATGCACAAATGACTTTTGGTAGAACTGCTTACTATCAACCAGAAACACAAACAATTGTAGTTTACACAACAAATAGACATCCAAAAGATGTATTAAGATCATATTGCCATGAAATGATACATCATGTTCAAAATGAAAGAGGTGATTTAAAAATGAGTGATTCTACTAGCCCCACATATGCTCAAGATGATGCCCATTTAAGAAAAATGGAAATGGAAGCATATTTAAAGGGAAATTTATTATTAAGAGATTTTGAAGACAATTTCAAATATCAATAAAAACAAAACGTTATGAGTATATTAACAAAATTATTTTCAGGTGGGGCAGCAGACCTAGTAAAAGGTGTAGGTGGAGTTATAGATAACTTACATACATCTAAAGAAGAAAAATTAGCTGCAGAACAAAAAATCAAAGAATTAGTATCAGATTATGAAACTAAAATGGAAGCTAACATCACAGATCGTTGGAAAGCTGACATGAATAGTGATTCATGGTTAAGTAAAAATGTAAGACCTATGATATTAATATTTTTAGTAGTTTCTACAGTTTTAATGATATTTATTGATGCAGGAACAATTCAATTTACAGTTGAACAAAAATGGACAGACTTGTTACAACTAGTATTAATTACAGTGATTGGTGCCTATTTTGGTGGTCGATCATTTGAAAAAAGTAAAAAATAAAATGGCAAAATTTAATTACAAAAAATGGGTAACTGAAAATAAGTATGGTAAGTTATCAGAAATGAAATATGATGATCCTTTTGATCAAGAAGAAGAGGATCCTAAAAATCCTATGGGTCTTCCTGAAGTAGAAAAAGATTCAAAAGCAGTAGATGTAACCTCATATGATGATGATCCAGATTCTGATCTTGCATATGCACAAAGACATGGAATGACTAATACAATGGAAGTAGAAAAAGACCCAGACGCCCAAGCAGCAGCTCCTAAAAAAGGAGGAGAAGGTGAAGGTGAAAAAGAAAAAAAACCACCATTAGATCCTACATCAATTGTAGGTTCAACAAGTTTTGGGGATTTATCAGGTATAGAAGATGCTAAAAATGTTCTTCAACAAATTTTAACTAAAGACCCAAATCAACCTATTTTTAAAGCAATGGAGTTCACCCCAAAAGACAAAGAAAGTGGCAAACCATTACCAACAGTTAAACCAGATCCAGAAAAAATAGCAGCTTGGGTTAAATCAAAAGGAGTAGACACTTTAGCTAACAGAATGATGACAATAGCAGGTGCTCTTCCATCTACAGGTTTAGAGAAAAAAGACATGCCTTTTTTACCAGGACCTGATGATGCTGTAGGAGATCCAGCAGACGTAGGTGATGCTTTATCACCAGGAGGAAAATATAATGTAGATTTTAAACAAGAAGCAATAGATCCTCCAGCTACTAATAAACTAAAAGGTCCAGATGATCCAGCAGCTCAAGCTTATATGAAAAGTGGAGAAAAAGACGGAAATGCAAATGATGATAAAGCAGGATTTGAATTAAAACCATCCATTCCAGCATCTGAGGCAGAACCAACACAAGTTAATATAAAATTAGCAAAATCATTAGCTATGGGTTCTGACCCATCATTATCTAAAGGTGGAGATTTAGGAGCTTATTTTTCAACAGAAGGCGAAATATTAGATGGTCATCACAGATGGGCAGCTACTATGTTAAATGATCCAGGAGCTAATATAGGTGGATTCGCAGCAATTGATTTAAAAGCAATGGGTGGTAGAACAAAAGCTTTAAAACACCTTACAGCAATTGGAAATGCTTTAGGAAATCAAGCAAAAACAAACGAATCAATAGATCCAAGAGCTTCATTATATGAACAACTAGAAAATCACATTAATAAAAATCTTAATGAAATGGACAATTATAATGTAGATTATTATGTAGTGTATGATAAAAAGACAGATAAAGAAATTGAAAGATTCCAAAAACCCCCAAATAATATGGGGCTAGAAAAAGCAGAAAGATACATTCAAAAAATGGAAAGTGATCCATATTATGGTGGTGATAATATTGGACAATATGGAATACGCTTAGATACAGAAACTCATAGTATGGAGGAATAAGTAAAAACATACAGTCCGATTCATAGCCGGACGATTTTAAAAAACAAGTAAGGATCTGTGGCCCAATCATTTGGATTGGGTCACTTTTTTTTGTATATTAACCAATAAATAAAAAAGAAATATGACTAAAGTAGTAATTGTAGGAGCAGGTGTTGCAGGAGTAAATGCCGCTACAAAATTAGTAGATAATGGGTTTAATGGAAAAATTACCATTATTGATATGGGTTTAGATCCATATAGAAGACCAGCAGCAGACGTAATGAGAGGTTTTTTAGGAGCAGGTGGTTGGTCTGATGGTAAATTAACTTACCACACATCAATAGGAGGACAATTGTCTAAATACACAGGTGAAGAAAAAGCAATGGAATTATTTGATCAAGTAATTGATAACTTTAAACGTTTTCATCCTAACCCATCTGAGGTACAATGTTCAAATCCAGTCGCAGAACCTGATTTTATTAAACCACATTTTGGTTTAAGGTTATTCCCCGTATGGCATGTTGGTACAGATTATTTACATGAAATAGGTAAAAATTGGTATGATTATTTAGTAGAAAAAGGTGTAGAATTTCTTTGGGAAACTAAAGTCACAGACATTAATTTTGACAGTAATATAGTAATATATGATGATGGTTGGGAAGATTATGATCAACTTATTTTTGGTGTAGGTAAATCAGGAATTGACTTTGGTAAACAATTAGCTGAAGAATATGAATTACCTACAGAACCTAAATCAGTACAAATTGGTGTGCGTTTTGAAGCACCACAAAAACATTTTCAAAAATTAATTGACATTAGTTATGATTTTAAATTATATCAAAAATTTGAAGAAAAAGGTGTATCATTAAGATCATTTTGTACAAATAATAATGCTGCTTACGTTGCGGCTGAACACACTTATGGTGATGTTAGTTACAATGGACATGCTAAGAAAGATGAGGCATATAGAAATGATATGACTAATTTTGGTATATTAATGGAAATTAGAAACATTGATAAACCTTTTGATTGGTCAAGAGCAGCAGTAGAAAAATTACAACATAAAGGTGTAGGTTTATTTTATTCACCATCACATAGAGTTCCATCTAAAACATCAGAAGGTGATTATGTGGAAACTCATGTTGTAAATAGTATGGACATTTTATATGATGCAATTGGAGAATATGCACTTCATATTGAAGATTTTATTATGGATTTAGAAAAAGTATTCCCAACATTAGGAAATGATTGGGGTATTTATATGCCAGAAGTAAAATATTTATCACCAGAACCTTTAGTTAATTATAATGATTTAAGTTTAACTAGGTTTCCTAATGTTCATTTTGTAGGTGATGCATTGTCAGCAAGAGGTATAACAGTTTCAGGAGCTCAAGGTACTTATGTTGCAGAAGCATTATTAAAAATAAAAGAAGAATATCCTGATTTTCACGAAAATATAAGTTATTAAATATGGCAAATAAAGCAACAGAAGAAGAATTACATAATATTAGAAAATGGGTTAACCCTAAAGGAAAAGTAAGACGAGTTTATAAAATTGAAGAAGATGGTACTAAAACTATGGCTCATGCCTTACAAATGGGTGATAGAACAGTATTCCATAGTGAAGAAGGTCCTGCTTTAATTAATAAAGAACAAAAAAGAAAAGAATATTATTTAAATGGTATTGAATACGATTTTGATACTTGGAATGAAATTATGAAAGGTAAAGAAGGTTTACCTTGGTATAAACAACCAGCTGCTAAAGGACAAACACATAGAAATTAACATATGAGAATAGGATTTTGTGGAACAATGAGTGTGGGAAAAACTACACTAGTAAATGCATTAAAAGAATTACCTGAATTTAAAAATTATCATTTCAGAACAGAACGTTCAAAACATTTAATGAATTTAGGTATACCTTTAAATACAGATAGTACATTAAAAGGACAATTAGTTTTTGCTTCTGAAAGAGCAGCTGAATTAATGCAAGAAAAAATTATAACAGATAGAACAGTAATTGATGTTATGGCATTTTGTGATTTGTCTAAATCGATGGATAGTGCACATAAACATTATTTAAATGCAACTTTATCTTATTTAATAAAAGAATATGATGTTTTATTTTATGTGAGTCCTGAAGGAGTTGAAATAGAAGATAATGGAGTTAGAGAAACAAACGCAGAATATAGAGATGCAATTGATAAAAAAATTAAATCAATTGTAGGAATGCATAGAAGAAATGCTATTACAATTAATGGTACTGTAGAAGAACGTATAGAGCAAGTTAAAAACACAATAGCCCAATATGTATAACATATAATATGGCCCAACCAAATATAAAACAAATCATAAAGCAGGAGTACATTAAATGTGCTAAGGATCCTGTATACTTTATGAAAAAATACTGTTGGATTCAACACCCAACAAGAGGTCGTGTACAATTTAATTTATACCCATTTCAAGAAGGTACATTAAATTTATTACAAAAAAATGATAGAAATATTATTCTTAAATCTAGACAATTAGGTATTTCAACTTTATCCGCAGGTATTTCTTTATGGATGATGGTATTCCAAAAAGATAAATCAATATTAGTTGTTGCAACCAAGCAAGATACAGCTAAAAACTTAGTAACAAAGGTAAAATTTATGTATGACAATTTACCATCTTGGTTACAAATTGGATTTACAGAAAATAATAAATTAGCATTACGGCTTAAAAATGGTTCTCAAGTAAAAGCAGTGTCAGCAGCAAGTGATGCTGGTAGATCAGAAGCAATTTCTTTACTGATTATTGATGAGGCTGCCTTTATTGAAGAAAATCGAATTGAAGAAATTTGGGGTTCATCACAACAAACATTATCAACGGGGGGTAGAGCAATTGTATTGTCTACACCAAACGGAACAGGTAACTTTTTTCATAGAATGTGGACCAAAGCAGAAGATGGATCTAATGGATTTATCCCAATTAGATTACCTTGGACAGTACACCCAGAAAGAAACCAAGAATGGAGAGACAAACAAGATGATGAATTAGGTTTAAGAATGGCAGCACAGGAATGTGATTGTGATTTTACAACTTCTGGTAATACTGTTTTTGAAACAGAAATATTAAAATTTATTGAGTCTACAAACATATGTGATCCCATAGAAAGAAGAGGTATAGAAGGAAATTTACATATTTGGGAATATCCAGATTACACAAGAAACTATATAATAACAGCCGATGTAGCTAGAGGAGATAGTAAAGATTATTCTGCATTTCATATTATTGATATTGAAGAAGCTAAACAAATTGGTGAATTTAAAGGTCAAATTGGCACAAAAGAATTTGGACATATGTTAGTGGCAATTGCAACTGAATTTAATAATGCTTTACTTGTAGTTGAAAATGCTAACATAGGTTGGAATACAATTCAAGTAGTAATAGATAAAGGTTACCAAAATTTATATTATTCACCTAAAGGAGATGCAGCAACAAATGCAGAAGCATTTTTAGCAAAAGGATATGATGTAGCAGACACAACAAAAATGGTTCCTGGTTTTACAATGTCAATGAAAACAAGACCTTTAACAATAGGAAAATTAGATGCTTATTTAAGAGATAAAGCAATTACCATTCAGGGAAAAAGAACATTAGAAGAAATGAGAACTTTTATTTGGAAAAATGGAAGAGCAGAAGCACAAACAGGATATAATGATGATTTAGTAATGTCTTTAGCAACAGCTTGTTATGTTAGAGACACAGCACTTAAATTTGCACAACAAGGAATTGACATAACAAGAGCAGCATTAAAAAATTGGACAAAAAGTGCTCCAGGTATTTATACGGGAGGAGTAAATAAAAAAGAAGCAGGATGGTCTCAAGACATGGGGGAACATGGACAACAAGATCTTACTTGGCTTCTTTAATATGTATTAAAAAACAATATAAATGGCAGACACTAGTTTATTCACCAGATTAAGAAGATTATTTTCAAATGACGTTATTATTCGTAATGTTGGAGGAAAACAATTAAAAATAATGGATACAGGTAGGATCCAAAAATATGGAAACCTAGCTACAAATTCACTTTATGATAGATTCACACGTTTACATAAACCTATGGGGTCATCACTACAGTATAACCCAACACTTAATTATCAGTCAATGCGACTTCAGCTTTATAGTGATTATGAAGCTATGGATCATGATCCAATTATTGCAGCTGCTCTTGATATTATGTCTGATGAGACTACTAATAGAAATGAATATGGAGATATTTTAAATATTAATTCTTCAGATGAAAATGTAAGAAAAGTACTACATAATTTATTTTATGATGTTTTAAATATAGAATTTAATTTATCCACATGGATTAGAAATATGTGTAAGTATGGAGATTTTTATTTAAAAATGGAAGTCTCAGAAAAATTTGGTGTTTATAATGTTATACCTTTATCTGTTTATGAAGTAGTAAGAGAAGAAGGAACAGATCCTGATAACCCATCTTATACTCGTTTTACAATGGACCCAAATGGTTTAGCTTCAGGTGCAACAAATACAATTAGAAGAGATCAATTTACACTAGAAAATTATGAAGTCGCTCACTTTAGATTACTTACAGATTCTAATTATCTTCCTTATGGTAGATCTTATTTAGAACCATCTAGAAAAGTATTTAAACAATTAATGTTAATGGAGGATGCTATGTTAATTCATAGAATAATGAGAGCACCAGAAAAAAGAGTATTTTATGTAAATGTAGGAGCTATTCCACCTGATCAGGTAGAACAATTTATGGCTGAGACAGTCAATAAAATGAAAAAAACACCTTATATAGATCAAAATACAGGTGATTATAATTTAAAATACAACATGCAAAACATTACTGAAGACTTTTATGTACCAGTAAGAGGTAATGATTCAGCTACTAAAATAGACACCACTAAAGGTTTAGATTACACTTCAACAGAAGATATTGAGTATTTAAAACATAAAATGATGGCTGCTCTTAAAATACCTAAACCATTTTTAGGATATGAAGAAGGAGTAGAAGGAAAGTCAACATTAGCAGGTATGGATGTTAGATTTGCTAGAACAGTTGAACGTGTTCAAAGAATTGTAGAATCAGAATTAACTAAAATAGCACTAGTACACCTATATTCACAAGGATTTACAGATGAACAATTAGTTGATTTTAAAATAGAATTAACTACACCTTCTATTATATATGAACAAGAAAAAGTTGAATTATATACTGCTAAAACAACAGTAGCGGGTGACATGATAGATAAAAAATTATTTAGTAAAGATTGGGTATATGAAAATGTGTTTGGATTATCTCCAGATCAATATAATGAACAAAAGGATTCTATGGTTGATGATGCTTTAGAATCATTTAGATTATCACAACTTGAAAATGAAGGAAATGACCCAACAGAATCAGGTATGTCATATGGTACACCTCACGATTTAGCTTCATTATATGGTAATAAGAGAGATAAAGCAGTAGGTCCTGCCCAGGTACCAACAGGATATGATGAAAAGGAACCAGGACGCCCAGTTGAAAAACCCCAAAATTATGGTTCGGATCAAGGTAATTTTAGTAGAGATCCATTAGGTAAAAAAGGACTATCAGCTTCTCAGCCCTCAAAACCAACAGAACCTTCAAGAATTCCTACTTTTGAAGCTCAAAGTATTAAAAAAACTCTTCAAAAAGCATTAAATAAGAAAAAAATTCTTAAAGAAGAAAATAATAATGGAATGTTATCTGAAAAAAATATTAAGCCTCAGGAATAGGTTTATATTTATATACGATAAATTCGAATTTATATAACATGAAAGTAAAACATTCTAAGTACAAGAATACTGGAATATTATTTGAACTCCTCACTAGGCAGTTGACTTCCGACACTATTACAGGAAATCAGTCAAAATCTTTGTCTTTTTTAAAAAAACATTTTAATAAAAAAACAGAACTTTTAAAAGAATACAAAATATATCATACATTAGCTACACAAAAGTATAATAAAGATAGCCAAGCTACAATGTTAATTGACACATTATTGGAAGCACATAGGAAACTAAATAAAAGTCAGTTAAGAAGAGAAAAATATAATTTAATTAAAGAAATTAAAGATACATATAATGTAAATGATTTTTTTAAAGCAAAAATAACAGATTACAAAGTAATGGCATCTATTTTTAATTTACTTGAAAATAAAAATGCTACAGCTTTATCAATAGTTAATTCTAAAGTAACACTTTTAGAACATATTGTAGAAAATAAACCAAAATCTTCTAAAAAAGATGTTGTTTTAGAAAATTATAATAAACAAGATAAAGACACTAGATTACTGACATACAAAGTTTTACTTGAAAAATTTAATGACAAATATAGTGGGTTACAAGATAACCAAAAAACATTATTAAAAGAATATGTTAACAGCGTTACTAATAGTCCTTCTCTTAAGTCTTATATCAACCAAGAAATCAAAGAAGTTAAAAAAACGATTACAGGATATTCTAAAAAAGTTGAAGATAAAGCAGTAGCGATAAAATTAACTGAAACAAAAGGAATGATTAAACCATTATGTAAAAAAACATCTGTAAATGATGACAATGTTATTAACTTACTTAACTATTATGAATTAGTAAACGAGTTAAAAACAATACATGGTTAGTCTTACTGACATATATAATATAAAAGAATCTACTTTTAGTGAATTAAAAAAAGATAGAGATCCTGCTAGGGGAAATAAAGGTAAAACAGATACAAAAGATTTTTATTTTATAGATGAACCTGCAGATCCAGAAACAGGACAAATAAAATCAAAAGTAGTATATAAACGTTCTTTTAAAAAAATGGTAGCAGATTTAGAAGCAGAAGCAATAGATTTAAATAAACTATCAGAAGATAACCCAGATGATATGGTATTATATAAAATGTCTGAAGATTTAAAAGAATTATTTAATAAATTTAGAACACACGTAAGAAAAAATTATAAAGATGAGTAAAAGATTTGACATACACGAATGGCAAGCTAAACAAAAACTTCTAAAGGAAAACGAACCTGCATTTTTTGCTAACCAAAAATATTATGATTTATTAAATGATTTAAGAGATGAAGGTCATTTACATAGATATGGTGTTACTCAATTACAAATGCAATTTGGTTTAAGTGAGGAAGAAGCACAAGAAATATACAATCAATATAAAGAAGACCTCGAAGCAGAACAACCAGATGCAGCTGATTTTTATTTAAAAAATCTAAATGAAAGTTTAAACCCAGAAGTATCTAAAAAGGTAGATAGTTTTATTAAAGCAATGGCTAAAAGATATGATTACTCAGAACAAGATGCTGTATTTGCTATTATGGCTGCTTTAAAACAAAGAAACATGGATGAAGCAAGCATGACAGGTACAGGAACTTCTATATCAACAGGTGCAAGTGCAGCTTATGCTACACCTAAAGCATTTGGTGATGATAAAAGAAAAAAAAGAAAAGCCTACATGGGCTATAAAGAAATATAATTATGCTTTTAACAGAATATAGACCATTTAACGTAGACAAACAATTAGTTGAAGCTTCAATTAAAGCTAATAAACCATTAATTGTTACAGGTGTTTTACAAAGAGCAAATGCTAAAAATCAAAACGAAAGAGTTTATCCAAAAGATATTTTAGCTAGAGAAATGAGATCTTATATGGAAGGTCCAGTTAGAGAAAAAAGAGCATTAGGCGAATTAGATCATCCAGAAAGTTCAGTAATTAACTTACAAAACGTGTCTCACAACGTAGTAAAATGTTGGTGGGAAGGAGATGATGTAATGGGAGATGTTGAAATATTACCTACACCCGCAGGAAATATATTAAAAGCATTATTTGGTTCAGGCATTACTATTGGTATTTCATCTCGTGGAATGGGTTCAGTGTCAGATAACTTGTCAGAGGGCACAGTTGAAGTACAAGACGATTATGATTTATTATGTTTTGATTTTGTTTCTACACCATCAACACACGGTGCATTTTTATCTCCAAAAGGGTTAAATGAAGGCAAAATTCAAATCCCAGAATATAAATATACAAACGTAAATAACATAATTCGCGATATTATATGCGATAACACGGGAATGTGTAAATGTTAGTCGTGAACAATTAAATGTTCATTTCCTAAAAATTTCCACGAAAAAACGTGGGTTCTTCAAATTCCAATTATATGTATGCGTAACAATAAAGGTTACAAAACAATTAACTCCTATGAGAGACTAAACAACATAAAGTACTAAATGTACTTCACAGCACAAGAACAGTAGTCAGCTGTTCCTGTTTTCAATTAACTAAATATTAACTAAAACAAAAATTATGAGAAATTTAATTATGACACTAGCTGTAGCACTATTCACAACGTTTGCTGCATCAGCTCAATTTATGGTAGTAACTACTGTAAACACTCCTGACAGCGATTTAAACGAAGAATGGGGTACAACAAATTTTACTGACAATATGGGTATCGGGTACATGGTAAACGATAAATACGTTGTTGGTTTAGTAAAAGCAGGCGAAGATGCTGAAGGTGAAACTTCATATGACCTATGGGGTAGATATCTTTGGAATGAAAACCTGTATGTTTCTGTTCAAGCTCCAACAGAAGAGATGATGGACAACTTAACAGTTGGTCTTGGTTACTCTTACGATGTTTGGAAAGGACTTTGTGTTGAACCTAACTACAGTATGGGTTTAAATGAAGATGAAAATGGTGAAAGAGAAGGTTCTTTCAACTTAGGTTTGTCTTACAAATTTTAAACTAGTATTAATTAAAAAAGACCTCGTAAAACAGGCAAATTAACATGGAAAAAGTATTTTCAACAGTAACAGGATTTTTAGGTGGTTTAGGGGCATTATTTATGGCTTTAATCCCAGTATCAATCCTTTGGTTCGTTTTAACAGGCGGATCTGTATTTGGAATGGATGTAATCGCTAACCTAACTGCATTAGTAAATGGGTTTGGTAACGGTGGTTTTGTAGGATTAGTAGTTTTAATCCTTGTAGCATCATTTTTTACAGGTAAAAAGTAATAGTTTTTATAACATATCTTTTTAAGAGAGGCGCTTCGGCGCCTCTTTTGTTTTCTATTTTTTTATTATATGTATGTTCAAACATACGCGCTTCCTAATAAGCCGTCCCTGATTATTTATAACCCTATTAAGGTTCCTAATAACCTTATTTCCCGTACAACACATTAACGAGACTCGAAAGAGAAAAAACCAAAAGAAAATGGCAAAAGACATTTTAAAAGAGGCTATCGCTGACGCTAAGGCAGTTCGTGAAGTTGCTCTTGCAAATGCAAAGGCCGCATTAGAAGAAGCTTTTACACCACGACTTCAATCTATGTTATCAGCTAAATTATCTGAAGAATTAAACGAAGAAGAAGATTTAGACGAAACTTACATGGAAGATGAAAAAGAAGATTTAGATGAGGAAATTGATTTGGAAGAAATTCTTAATGAATTAGAATTAGAAGAAAGTGATGACCTAGAAGAAACGGTCGATGAGGCTAAAGATGAAGATTTAGACGAAGCTAAAAAAGATGACGACAAAGATGACGTTAAAGAAGCTAAGGATGAAGATTTAGATGAAGCTAAAAAAGACGAAGAAGAAAAACTAGAC